CAGTCGGTCGGTAAGAAAATCGCCGAAACAGGCACTGCGTTGACCGCCAAGGTGACCGCCCCGGTCATCGCACTGGGCACCGCCTGCATTAACACGTTTACTGGCTTTGACGACAGCATGAAACAGGTGCAGGCCACGATGGGGCTGGTTGCGGGCTCTTCGGTCGAAGCGGACAAGTCCATCGCTCTGCTGTCGGCCACTGCCAAGGAAATGGGCGCGACTACCAAGTATACCGCGTCCGACGCCGCTGATGCGCTCAACTATCTGGCCATGGCGGGGTATACGGCGGAGCAGGCCTGTGAAGCCCTACCGGATGTGCTCAACCTGGCGCAGTCCGGCGGGCTGGATCTCGCGTACGCCTCCGACCTTGCCACAGATGCCATGTCTGCGCTAGGTCTGCAAATGAACGACCTTGGCACGTTTTCCGATCAGTTGGCGGTCGCTGCCCAGAAGTCCAACACCAATGTGGGTCAGTTGGGCGAGGCGATCCTGACTGTTGGCGGTACCGCCAAAAACCTCGCTGGTGGCATGGTGGAACTGGCTACCAGCCTTGGCATCCTCGCTGACAACGGCATCAAGGGAGCAGAAGGCGGCACGGCGCTTCGTAACGTGATCCTCTCGTTGACCGCTCCAACCGATCAGGCGGCCAAGCGCATGAAAAAGCTCGGCTTGAATGTCTATGACGCGCAGGGCGACATGCGGCCTATGAACGACATCCTGAACGACCTCAACAGCGTTATGGGCGATATGTCGCAAAAGCAGAAGACGAACCTGCTTAACACGCTGTTCAACAAAACCGATTTGAAAGCGGTTAATGCGCTTCTGGCCAACAGTGGCGCGCGTTTTGACGAGCTGTCGGGATACATCGAAAACAGCGACGGCGCGGCTGCCCAGATGGCGGCCACCATGGAAAGCGGCATCGGCGGCGCGTTCCGCGAGCTGCAATCGGCGGTGGAGGGCGTGGCGATCGCGTTTGGAGAGCGGTTGGCTCCGTATATCAAGCTGGCGGCGGAGAAAATCACGGAACTCGCCAATCGGTTCGCGATGCTCTCGCCTAAAACGCAGGATATGATCATCAAGATTGCGGCGATTGCCGCTGCGGTTGGGCCTGCGCTGCTGGTATTCGGCAAGCTAACCACTGGTGTTGGCGGCATCATGAAGGTATTCGGTCCCTTGTTTAAGATTCTGGGCGGCGCCAAGAACGCCACGGGAGCATTAAGCATCGCCTTCAAGGCGCTGACGGGGCCGGTGGGTATTATCGCGGCGGTGATCGGGGTCGTGATCGCTGTCATGATGAGGTTGTACAAGACCAACGCCGCGTTTCGGGATAAGATTAACGGCATCTGGGCGCAGATCACGGCAGCCTTTCAGAAAGTGCAGGTTGTGTTCGGAAATGTCCTCGCCAAAATGAAAGGCTATCTTGCCCCAGTCAAGGCTGCCATGGACAAGCTCTGGCAGAGTGTGGAGTCGCTGGTACTAAAGCTCATGCCGGTGTTTGAGGCAGTTGCGGTCGTAATCGGCGCGGTGCTGGCTGTTGTGGTTGCGCTTGCGGCAGGCATCATGGACATGATCGCCCCGCTCGTGCAGGCGCTCATCCAGGCGACGGACTTCATCATTGGACTGGTGTCGGCTATCGTGTCGCTGTTTTCCGGCGACTGGAACGGATTTTTGACCGCGATCTCGGCGGCGTGGGAAGCGCTCAAAGCTTCATTGCTTGCTATTTGGGATGCTATCTGCAACCTGTTCTCCACCTTCTGGACAACGCTGTGCGGCATTGCGGATGCCTTCGGGCTAAACTTGAATCTGTTCTTTACCGATCTCTGGGCGGGCATCCAGACAGCGGCTACCACGGCCTGGACGGCTTTCACCACTTGGCTGTCGGGGGTTTGGACGGGCATTTCGACCGCTGCTACCACGGCTTGGAACACCGTCTGTAGCAGCATCTCATCCGCTGTAGAGTCTGGCAAAGAGGGAATTACAACCGCTTGGAGCAATGTGACCACAGCGGTTTCAGGTGCGTGGACAGCCATTCAGACCACGGCCAGCACGGCATGGGCATCGGTGTGCACGAGCGTATCTTCTGCAGTCGAAAACGGGGAAACGTCCATCTCGGCTGCCTGGACAGCTATCTCAACAGCAGTCGAGGGCGTTTGGACATCGGTCAAGACCGCCGCAGGCACGGCATGGAGCGGTATCGGCAGCGCGGTCGGTTCAGCGGTTACCACTGCCCAAACGGGCATTGTCAACGCGTGGACGGCGGTTAAAGGCGCAGTGCAAACCGTGTGGGACGGGGTGCTGGGCATCCTCAAATCGCCCATCGAGGCAGCCAGCACCTGGCTCTCCGAAAAGGTGGAGTGGCTCAAGGGGTTGTTCAGCTTTCAGTGGAAACTGCCGGAGTTCAAGCTCCCCACTATCGAAGTCACGTGGAATGAGGTCGGCTGGGGCATCAAAATTCCGTCGCTGTCCCTCAAGTGGAACGCGCTGGGCGGTATCTTTGACCAGCCGACCATCTTTGCCACGGCGGGCGCAGGGCTGCAGGGCGTGGGCGAAGCGGGGGCGGAGGCGATTCTGCCGCTGGATACGCTTTGGCAGGAAATGTCGGAGCGGCTTAAAGCAGGTATGCGCGAGGTGATGCTGGATATGAATCGGCAAAAAGATACTAACGGGCAGGATGCTACAGTCTTAACGGCGTTGCTTGCATATCTCAGGCAGAATGGGCAGAAGAATCCTGACATCACCGTCACCCAGAATATCTATGCGGAAGAAACCAGTTATGTTGGCCAGCAGATGGAAGCGGTTAGGCAACTTCGGCAGCTGGCAAGGGGGTTGGCATGAAGAAAATTGAGCAACTGATCTACCGCAACAGCCACGGGGAAGAAATCGAGTTTTCCCACGAGAGCGTGTTCTATACGCAGGAAGCGTCGGGGCTGTCAGTGCTGCGCAACACGATCTACTCGGTCAGCGCCATGGGTCAGGAGGGCGCGTCATATGTCGGGCATCACATTGAGAGCCGAAATATCGACATTGACGGGTTTCTGCGTGTGTATTCGCGCGATGAAGCCATCCCTCTGCGCAGGCAGTTCACCAGCGTGCTCAACCCTCAGCTTCCGGCGACGCTCACTTATCGGTACGGGGATTTCGTGCGGGTGATCGACTGCAAGGTGGAAAGCACCCCTAGGTTCAGTAAATCGACCTCCTTCGCCGCCTTCTCCTGCGCGTTTGTTTGCATTGACCCCTTCTGGCGGGAGGAAAACGAAAGCAAGGATATGGTGGCCTCCTGGGTGGGCGGTTTGGAATTTGATGCCGAGATCCCGTTTGAGAATGGGTTGGAGATCGGATACCGCAACCCTGCCCGCATCGTCAATGTCCACAACGCGGGCGATGTGGAGGCGAGCGCACGGATTGTGTTTACGGCCTGCGGCACGGCATCCAACCCGGAAATCCTCAATGTGGAAACAGGCGAGTTCCTGCGGTTTGGCAATATCACGATGCAGGGCGGGGATATGCTGGCGGTATGCACCGCCTTCGGGCAGAAAACGTGTACCCTGACACAATCCGGCGTAACCATCGACGCCTTCCGCTTTCTGGATGTGGACAGCACCTACTTTCAGCTGGCCACGGGCGACAATCTGCTGCGGTACGCCGCCGCCAGCGGGGAGGACAACATCGAGGTGGCAGTTTATCACAGCAACCGGTATCTGGGGGTGTAGCAGATGGAACTGACGGTATACGATACGGCTTTGACTCCGCTGGGCGTGGCGGATGAGCTCAATTCCCTCCTGTGGACACGCCGCTATTGGAGCCCCGGCGAGTGTAAAATCCTCGCTCCGTTCACTGCGATGAATAACAAGCTCCTTCGGCAAGGCAACCTGATTCACAAGCCGGGCGACGATGAGCTGGCCGAAATCCGCTATGTGCAGATTAAGAAGAACAGCACCGGCATGGAGGAAATCGAGGCGCAGGGTCGGTTCCTCTCCGGCTGGCTGGACAAGCGGATCCTGCTCGCGGAGATTAACACGACCGCGACAGCGCAGGTGCTCATCAAGCGGGTCGTCACGGAAAACCTCATATCACCAACGGTTGTCGAGCGGGCAATTCCCTCACTCGTATTGAATTTAGGCGAAGGAGCAATCGTTACCACGGCTGTGCAGTTTCAGGGCGAGTTATACGCCAACTGTCTGGATGTCTGCGAAGGGCTGGCCAAGGAATCGGCCATCGGATACCGCATTACTACCGATTTGCGAACCAAGGCGCATACCTTTCGGGTGTATCAGGGGCGGGACTTGTCGGCTTCCCAGTCGGTAAACCGCGCCTGCGTGTTCTCGCAGGCGTTTGACAATGTGCTGGAACAGGAATTCGTGACCAGCAGCGAAAACCAGCGCACGACGCTGTACGTGGGCGGCGTGGACAGCGATGTCGCGGTCAGCCGGATTGTGGTAGAGGTCAACCCCACCAGCGGTCTGGCACGCTCCGAAAAGTTCATCGACGCGTCAGACATCAAGCGCAACTACAAGTCCGGCACTTCCACGCTCACCTACTCTACGGCGGTGTATCAGGCAATGCTCAAAGCGCGCGGGGAAAAGGAAATGGTGGGATACGGCCTGTCGCTGAGTTTTGAAAGCAAGATCAAAACGGATGGATCGCTTCGTTATCGCACGGATTTTAATGTGGGCGACATCGTCACCTGCGTAGATACCCGCTGGGGTGTGCGCGTGGACGCGCGTATCACCGAAATGACGGAAACCTATCAGAAAGGCAGGCAGGAGGTCGTCGCCACCTTTGGCGACAGCCTGCCGACGCTCATGCAGAAGATAAAGAGGTGACGCTTCATGGAGAAGTGCAGTTTCTTCAATTCCATCAACGGGGACCGGCGCTACAAGGCTGAGGAATGGGCGGACTATTTCAGCTCGTTCATCGGCAACGGCGTGTTCGGGTACGCATCGGATAATCTGCTCGTTTCGGCTATGTCCGGCATGACGATTGCCATCGGCGCGGGCAAGGCGTGGATCAACGGGTACTTCTACCACAACACCGAGGCGCTCACGACCACGCTGGCCACGGCGGACGGCGTGCTGAATCGTATCGATCGCGTGGTGCTTCGGTGGAGTTTGGCAGCGCGGAGCATCGCAGTCGCTGTCAAACAGGGCGTGGCAGCGAGTATCCCGGTCGCGCCAACGCTACAGCGGGACGCGGATGTGTATGAACTGGCGCTCGCGGACGTGCTGGTCGGAAAAGGCGTACTGCTGATCCTGCAGAGCAACATCACCGATCAGCGGCTCAACAGCGCAGTCTGCGGGCTGGTGACCCAGACGATCATTGCCTTTGATACCAGTCACTATGCGGATCAGTTAAGCAGCCTTCTTGTGGAAACACAGCAGCGAGTCAATGCCGATATCCTCGCCCTCTCCGAGCAGCTCAACACGCAGCTGGACGAGAATCAGGCCGCGTTTGACGCGTGGTTTGCACGCTTGCAGACCACGCTGGATGGGAACGTGGCCGGAAACCTGTTTGACAAGATCGATGCCCATGAGCAAAGCGGCGGTATCCATGTGACGCTTGCGCAGAAGAACGCCTGGGACGCCGTATCCGCTTATACCGACTACGTCCGCAAGACCGTCCAGCAGGAGATGCAGGCCGCGCTTGTCGCGGGCGGGTCTTTGGACGAGTCCACCGCGCAAGTACGCAACGCGGTGATTCTGAGCAATGCCGCTACAGATTTCAGCGCGGTACCCGTCGGTACGCTCATCTTCCAGTACGACAGTGAGGGCGCATAATGATCCGTCTAAAAGCCAGTAACGCTACCAAACCGATCGTGCGGGTTCGGCAAAAGAACAGCAGTATTCCCCGTGAACTGGTTGCCGTGAAAATCAGAAAAGCGGACGGCTCCGTCAAGACAATGCACAATGTGGAGTACTACCCAAGGGAGCCCATCCAAATCTCATCGTCCATCATCGCCGCAGAGGTGACGCTCGGCAGAACGGCAAGTTATCTGCTGGCGCATGTGAGCGATTTTTCAGAGGCACCAAAGCGTCAGATCGTACCGATTACCGCGTCTTTGTTGCGCGGTAACGCGGTAGCCTCGGGCATCGCCAACGGCAGCAAAGCGCTAGCCTATGCCAAGGCAGGCGCCTACGCGCTCTTCGCGGGCGGTTTGGTTGGCAGCATTGCCTCCGCCTATGCGGAAGCAGTGAGTGACGCGCTGGTGGTGAGCACGCCCACCGCGCTCAGCGTCACACGCGGGTATGCAGCCGGGGCGTCGGTCGGTTCCTATGCGTTATTCGCTGGAGGCGCCAGCGATACCGCCGTGAGTACGACGGTCAATACCTACACAACGACGCTCGTGCGCTCCACACCTACGGCGCTGGGCACCGCGCGCAGAGGCGCGGCGGGGCTGTCCGGAGCCACTATGGCCATGATTGCCGGTGGGCTGGCCTTGGATGGGTACACCAAAAAACCGAACGTGGATCTCTACACCACGGCGCTGGTGCGTTCCAGCGGCACATCGCTTGGCAACCAGGCAACTAGTACCTTTGGCGTAGTCGGCGCTGCGGCGCTCACAGGTGGGTTCATCCTGTATGCGCTGTTTGGTAACTTCGAGATTTACAACCTTAGCGGAGTCAAGCAGACCACGATCGTATGCCCACTGTTTACGCCCGGCGCGCTTCAGACGATCTGTGCGGCTACGCTGGAGGGACAGCAGGCCGCTTTGTTCATGATGCGGTACGAGAAGAACATGAACATGGTCACCAGCGTGTTTCGGATCAACAGCAGCTTTGTGTTCCACCAAGAAGTTGTAGCGACTTTTTCCTTCGAGGACGGTATTGGGATGGGAATCGGCAAGCATGCTTTCTTCCCTGGGGAGGAAAGAACGGCAATGATGCCGGCGCTGCAACCGTACAAACAGGTATAGGAGGGGTTATTATGATCAAACTGGTTCTATTCGACGGTTCCACCACCTATATGTTCCCCAATGGGGAGATCGCCACCCCAGCCAAGATTCGCGCCCAGTTCCCGGCAGTCGATGTGTTTCCACATGTGCTGGAAATCAATGGGCATGTCTGTCAGGCGGTACAGGAGTTTGCTGCTATGCGCAACTTCCACGGCATTGACCCTGCGCTTAGCGATGCCGAAGCACTGGTGGCTATGGAGGCCAAAGTAAACGCGCCGGCGCAGGACAGCGAGCCTTCGGCTGAGGAGCGGATCGCCGCCGCGTTGGAATTCCAAAACCTGATGAATCTGTAAGGGAGGGCTGTGCATGACCTACGAGATGGTGAAACGGAATTTCGACCGTAAGCTCTGGAACGCCGTCATGGTGCGCAAGGCGGTGGAGAAGGGCGTGATCACTCCAGAGCAATTTAGCGAAATTACTGGGGAAGCCTACGCCTGAGAACAACCAAGGATATCCACGGACGAAAGCTGCCAAACGGCGGCTTTTTTCATATCTACAACATGGAAAGAGGTATTTCTAATGAAGGATAACATCATCCGATTCCTCACCGGCATTGGTGCCGGGATTACCACCACCCTGCTTGGCGGCTGGGACAAGGCGCTGGAAATCCTACTGATCTTCATCGTGATCGACTACATCACCGGCGTAGCGGCAGCCATCAAGACCAAGACGCTCAAGTCCTCCACTGGCTATGAGGGTATTCTGAAAAAGGCCACCATGTTTCTGGTGGTGATCATCGCCGCGCAACTGGATCGCATCAGCGGCAACAGCGTGGGCCTTTTCCGCACGGCGACGGCGTTTTTCTTCATCGCTAATGACGGGCTGAGCATCATTGAAAACGTGGGCGAGCTGGGCGTGACGCTGCCCGCGTTTCTGGTGCGGGTGCTGGAAAAGCTCAAGGACACCAGTGAGCAGACAGGCAAGGACGATAATGATACCAAAGGGGACGGCGAGTAATCGCCGCCCTCTTTTCCTTTGGAGGGACATGCATGACGATCAAGACGAATCTGGGGCTGGTCGAGTGGGCGAAGGCGTGGCTGGGGCAAGCATATTGGTTTGGCTGCTGCTGTTATTCCTGTACGCAGAGTCTTTTGGATCGCAAAACCAAGCAGTATCCCAAGTCCTACGCGGACAACCGCATGAGCCGCTACCGGGCAGACATTGCCGCAGGAAAAAAGTGCGCCGATTGCATTGGGCTGATCAAGGGTTATTACTGGACG